CATTGATCACCAGCTGGGAGACGTTGAAGTCACCAGCACGTGGCAGCGGTTTAAGCGCCTCACCCTGTGGTCCACCGTTTCTAGCCACTGGAATGATCGCCCCAGGCGTGATCTTGACATTGGCTGGGTTTAGCACACCGTCATCTGCTGCCGTGTAGACACCAGTGATGGCCAGGCTTGCATTCTTGAGCAATAACTCTTTGACCTTGTTAAGAGTCTTGATGTCGGGTAGGGCGCTTAGAACTGGACCACGGCCATAGATCTCGCCAGCCACCTTCATGTAGCGACTCACCACCCATGGGCTAGATTTGAGCTTGCGAAACACCAGCTCAGACTTAGACTTTTCATGGATCACGTAGTAACTAAAGTCACCACGGTCTAGGTTTAGTACCGTAGCCTCAATCAGATCTATCTCTTCTGTGGGTTTATCAGCAATCAAGCGCTGCAGATCTGGGGGAATTACCGCATCTTTCCATTGCATCTGGATGGACTCGCCCTTAATACGCATCTTGCGGTAAACGTTGTCCACCTGGCCATTAGCGCCTTCTTCAAAGCTGACTAGGTACTGTGGGACAGGGATAAAGTTGATGGGGTTAACCGAGTCACCAGGCTGCACCAGCATGACCGCAGTACCTACAGACAAGTCTAATAAGAACTCACCCATAGCGATATCAAAGTTAGATTGCTTTAATAGCGCAAACATCTTGTCTGCATACATATCCAATGCAAACTGAGCTTGGCTCTTGCGATCCATTGGAATATCAGTACCAGGCTCTAAACGACACCACTTGCGCTGTGGCGGGAAGATGCCAGACTGCAGACGGTTAGCAAAGCGCTGGGTAGAGTTGATGGCCGTAGAGTCAAAGACCCTGGTCATCTTACGTTTACCGCCTACCTTACCCTCATACTCTCCACCGTAGAGATTACGCTGGGGCAGGGCAAACTCCATAGCGTCTTCATAGAGGCTACGAAAGTCATCCTTTTTGTTTTGCGCTATTTTGTGACGCTTTAGGATTTGCTCTACGCTCATTTTTGCCATATCAATCCTCTATATCTTCAAATGGGTTCTTACCTTTTGCATCTGTGATGGGTCCACCTGGCTCCCAGGTATCACAAGTGCGTGAGCTAGTGCATGGAATATCCCACTCATCACAGTAACCACCAGATTCATTGGTATCTACCCAAGCTGGATCTACATCAGGTGGTGTGATCTGCTCGTACTTTTTCATGCAGTCATCAATGAATTTAGTTTTCCAGTAGTGGCCACAGTTACCACATACCATTTCTCTGGCTGCAGCCTCGCTTACATTCCATTTTGCAGACTTACAGATCCAGAATATGACCTCTGGCATCTTTGGGTTTGGTGGTCCAAGATCGGCCTCCACAATACAGATATGGTGATTCTTGATACTCAAACTTTTATTTTTGAGTACTTCTGGGCATTCACCTTTTGTAAAGTCTTCCATTATTCGTACCACTCTAAAGTTAAAACTGCTATCTCTGCTTTGCTTGACACATTGGTCAACCTAAAGTGAAAGTTAGTCAATGAGCTAAATACATATTCCAGATTAGAGCCTGTTCCACCGCCTGCCTTTGGACCGCTGCCACCAGGACCAACCTGGGCATCAATCAATGTGCCAAGTGATGTAATGGTTGGATTGATGACCATCGCACATTCACTTACAGTAGAACTTGTTCTATTTCTATTAACTGGTGTAAATGCTGTACCACCAGTGGTAGCTGTTCCTTGATAAATATAGAACTCGCAATCACCACCACACGCATAGCCAGCAGTAATATGTGGAGTAATGCCAGCATTGGACGCCATCACAATATTTATGCTGGCGCCAGCTGCAAGTGGTGTAGCAGATGGCTTCATATGCCATGCAAAGAATGCACGGCCTTCATGCATCCTCACATGGTTTACATCTGCACTGATTGCAGGATAGTCACTGCCAGAGATAACTTGTAAGCCATCTTTGTTTTTCTGAGTCAAAGCGACAAACTGTGCGCTTTGATTTTCAGATTCTCTGGTGACGTAAATTATTGCCATTTACTTTTTCTTCTTGACTGCCTCGGCCTCGCTCATGCCAATAGCAATTGCTTGCTGGCGTGACTTGACCTTTTGACCGCTAGAAGATTTGAGCTTGCCACTGGCGTACTCTTTCATGACCTTATGCACTTTTTCTTGCATCTTCATTTTCATGTCTGTAGCCATGATTACATTCCCCCACCAAGTTTGGATTGAACACCCAACTCGCTGTCTGTACGCTCAGAAGACAGCAAAGCACGTAAGCCACCGCCACGTCTTGCAGCCATACCAGCTTGGGTCTTTTTAGCCAGGTTAGTTTCCTGAGTAGCAAGTTGTTGGTCTTGCTTTGCAATCTGTTCTTTTTGAACTCGGATCTGCTCTTCTGCTGCTGCAGTAGATCCACCACCACCACCACCAAATAGTCCACCCATGTTTAGCTCCTTGACATCATAAAAAAATCTGCCTCGTCTGGTCCATACTTTTTCATCAAGCCTTCTATCTCGAATCCAATAGCATTTCCCCAACGCACAGCTCGTAAGTCTTGACACCTTACGATGATTTGCAATCTATGTAAATTATTTGATATCACTCTGAAATCACGATATTGAATTGCTGCTCTTGTCAGAGTTTTTGGGTATTTACGCCCACGCTCCTCAATAAAGCACCACATCTCTTCCACGCCTTTCCAAATATGCACAGCACCAAAACAGGCCACTGGCTTGCCATGCAATATCGCAGTGATAGCGTGGCCACTTCTAGCCTGGTGTTCTAGCATGGTCATAACATCGATGGCTCTGCTAATGGTTTGGAAGTTTTGAGCCTTGACATTCATCACTGCTACGTGGCCAGGTTGAAATGGGACCCAGGTCAGGCCTGGCATAGTGGGCAGATCAGGCAAATACATCAAAATCATCCGATGCAATAGTTTGAGCAATGAAGACTTTGCCTGTACTGCGGTTAGATCCCCTGGTTAGCTGACGATATTCACCGCCACCAGTGAGTAAGTACCCAAATGCGTCACCCACGTGCGAGTGTTCGTTCTTATTTGGCGTATCTTTGAACCTTTCATGGCCAGCACCGACAGCAATACGCTTAAAGTGATAGCCACCAGAGAGAGATTTCCGCAATAACTTGCACTGCTTGTGGATAAGTAGGCCAGGCTTACCCATAACCATGCGGTTCATTGGTGCAGCTGCAGCCTCACGTCTAGCTTTGAAGTCGTTTGTCGCTGTTGGCTCTGCTTTTAACCCCAGTGAGCGCAGATATTCAAACGCTGTAGTTTCATATATGGCATCACGCTGCATACCCGCGGGGTCACCCCATATGCGTACCTCATATTTCGGAAACCTGGTCTGCAGTTCAGTGAGCAGCTGCTGGCCAAAGCGCTCTAGACCCATGTCAAAGGTAACGATCTCATGCAATACACGCCACTGACCACTTGGATGGCGCTGGCCAAAAACTGCTGCAGGCGTCAAACCAAAGTCTAGACCGACTTGGATAGGCAAATTAGGATCGGCCTCCAGCTCGGCAGCCATGATGTTGTCATCGTACTCAGGCCAGACGCTTTGACCGTCCTTCACAAACGTATAAACGCCCTGGGCATAGCAGCGAATCCAGTCTAAGTTTTTGCCAGCCAGCTGCTGCATATAGTAGCCAGCGGGTAGGTTGTTTACGTTCTCTGCTTTCTCATTCAAACGCCACCATTTGCCAGACGCAAAAATGTGGTCATTAGCCTCTGGGTTTTCTGGCAGATCTTCTTTGGCCACCTCAATCACGCCACCAGGCTGCTTGAAAAACTTCCATGCGTACTTGCCAGTGATAGGCTCTTTCTCAGCAACCCGATGCCACCAGTGGTCATCGTCCATGGGGTTGGTATCCATGATGATGCCGTGCCAGGTAGCACCGCCATCACGCTTGGTTGGGTATCGGCCAACACGGTGGGTAAGGCCATCAATCACGGCCTTTGGCAACTCACGTGCCTCATTCACCCACGCACCAGTCAACTCAAGCGAGAGCAATTTCCTGACGTCTTTTGGTTGATCAAGGGCTAGAAAAATAATCTCGCAGTCAATGCCAGCAGCGTCACCCCTGGCAGGCAAGCGGATATGGTGGGTAATCGGTGGCGTCCACAGCAGATTGCCAAAGGTGGCCTCTGGGAAGAGATCCAGCCAGGTCTTGATAGTGGTGGTCTTGAGCATGGGGTAGCTGTTACGCACTACCGCCCAACGGCTGTACTTGATGCCGTCCACAGGGGATGGCTTTTGCTGGACAGCTTTGATCATGATCTTGGCTGCACAGGCGTAAGACTTACCAGAGCCAACAGGACCCATTAAGCCTTGTACAAAGGCGTTGCTTTGTATCATGTCATAGACAATTGGGCTTTTACTAAAGTCCAGATTCAAGCCAGCCATTGGCATTTCACGTGGCGAATGTTCTTTAGTTTTCATTTTTAATCTCCACAAAAGCAGGCAATTGCTTCTTCATTAGGGTCAAACATATCTATTTGGTCTTTACTAAATTGAAGCATTGCTGAATATGAAGGACGATCTTTTCTAAAAACTCCACCATCACCAATAACTTTTCCACTTTCTTGAACAATTTTTTCCATATTTGCCCACCAAATAGCACGTTCTGGCTTTTCATTGATAAGACTTTGAATTTGTGACGCTGGTTTTAAGAAACATAAATCACAATTACCATGCATTGTTTTTCCATTATTGTTTGGTAACTCAAGATCAAAAAAATTAGATGCCCAAAATTTACCAACTTCTGATGATGTAACTCCAGCGCTAACTAAAGGTAAACGACGCATTTCTTTTTTTTGATCTTTTGACCTTGAATCTTTCAATTTAATTGCTCGGCGCTGTTCATCTGCACGAATTCCTAAAAATGTTTCCCATCCATCTTCGTTTTCATACCAACCCAATGATTTCAAATATCTAAGTACTGTGTCATGTTTCATATCACCAGAACACCATCTACTGACAGGATTTGGTAATTTCAAGTTGTAGTGCCTTATAGCTTTTTCAAATGGTTCGCCATTTCTTGACGCAGTTAAAAAATTAACCAAAATAAAATGATTTTCAGCATCCCAATCATATTCAATCCATGAAATTGGCACATTCCAGTTATCAGAACAAGCTTGCACAAACCTCAATGTTGCCTCGTCTTCCTTACCTGTATTGGCAAAGCAGACAATAGCTTCGTCTGGTAACTTCCCATCGTGAGCCTGTAAGACTCGCCACAGCATATAAGCAGAAGTACGCCCACCGCTAAAGGATATGCAAGTAGGTTTGCTTATCTTAAAAGGGTTATTCATGGTCATCCCTTGGTTTGTCTTCCACATCCACAACATCTGGCGCACGTACATTGATACCAATCACGCTAGGCTTGTCCTCGTTGTCTGGGTTGTCCAGCAAACCACTAGCTTTAGCCAGGATCCTCAGCACCGCCACCTTGTCATAGAGATCAATCTCCAGCGTAGACGCACCGTCCTTGTCCACACGCACCTTGATGTTCTTAATAGACATCAACGCAGTCTCTGGGATCAAGTGGCTAGGCTTGACCTTCACATGGCCGTTCTCATCCCACGACATGATGTCTGTGATCTTGGTGTTAGCCATGGCCAGCAACGCATACGCAGTGGCCTCCTTGTTCTTGACCAGCGTAGTGGAGCGCTCCAGACGCCTGACAATGGAGCGAGTGCCACCCCAGCCAGCAACTGGTGGGATCTGAGTCGGATATTTAGTACGTGCCATCAGAATGGAATATCGTCATCCATAGCAGCCACAGCATTGGCAGCAGGGGAGGGTTTGGCAGCTGGCGCAGCTGGGGCAAAAGGCTTTGGTTGGTCAAGCACCATGCCTTGTGCCTGACCCTGTTGTTGCATAAGGTCACCAATCGAGATACTTAACCACGGCTCACCAGCCTTAGTCTTCTTTACCCAGATAGACATAAAGCGCAGCTCACCGTTTGGCAGCATCACCTTGCCTGTGTAACCAGGCTGGCTATCTTGAGTCTTCTTCTTGTTGCGAAACACGCCACCCTGGCCAGGTCTTAATTCGTAGTTAGTAGTCATTAACTTAGTCCTTTGGTTGAAAAAATAGAGAA